GGTATTTACAGCAGTTACCGTTTAATAATCTTTCTTTTTGTGCCACGCTTTTCTGAGACTGTAGCTGCTGTAAATACCCTGATTCAATGGCCGGATTATCTTGTATGAAAGCTTGTATAAATTTCTTTTTGGCATCAAGCGTTTTGGTTTTCCAGGGAACAAAGAATTCGTAATAAAGCCAGTTCTTTTTCGGGTTACAAGTGATAAACAAAACCGGCTTAAGTCCGTACTTATCATTCATGTGTCGACCTATCCTTGTTTTGAGCACATCGAAAGCCCCAAAATGAACCTCTCCCGCCTCTTCTATCCAACCACCGGTAAATTCAAGCGATCCAAATCTTTCATAGAGCTTATCCTGTGGGTAAAACTTCAGGTCCAGAAAGTCAATGCGGCTGGCGTTGGGGAACAGAATGCAATTATCTTTCTCAATATATTTTGCCCCCTCAATGCCATAGGCCCGGAAAACCTTCATCAGGGTAACCAGCGTTGATTCCTTTATTTTGTTAAGCGCATCGCGCCCGATAAACCACCGGGTACCTGGGTAGCATTCACACATAAACGTAAGCCATGCAGCCCCTGTCCAACTCTTTGCGCCGCCGGCTGCACCGCCATATAGTATTTCAGTGTAATTTCCGGATAGTAGCGCCTCCAAGGCTTCGGCCTGCTTGTAATTCGTACCCCTGTCTGTGATAGCTATGAAATCAAAATCCCGTAGTGCAAAGAGCTTTTTTTGTATTTCTATTGCTGGCACTTCCAATAATGCTAAAACGTCGTTCATTTGCCTGCTTTTTTCTTTAGTGCCAGCAGTTGTTTCAGATCTTCGGCCGATAGACTACCTATGTCAAACGTATTGTTGACAACTACCGGGGTGATATCGGCATATATTTTAAAATGCTTGCCCAGCATCTCCATTGGCTTATTCTTGTCCCATAATTTAATTTTGATTATTTCGCCATCCTCATTCAGTTCAAGTGATTGTATGGCTGCCGCCGTGTTGTCATCAAGTTCGTGGATGGGCTTAAATGTGCCGTCCTCGTTATAGAGATTCAAAACACTTGAAAAGGAAATACGGGCCATTTCGAGCATGGTTCTTTCTTGGCTGATTTCCAGTTTTTTGGCAATCTTTTCTTTTTTTGACTGTAGATATTTCTGAATCTCCGGTTTTATAAGGTTCTCTGAGCCGATGGAATGGGCTGTCTTTTTGGAGTAACCGGCCTTGATTGCCGACTGGGTGGCATTAAATGAAATCAGGTAATGGTCACAGAATCGCTTCTGCTTATCGGAGAGCTTATTTTCTGACATTGAATCCTGTTTATGGATTAAAATGTTATTTCCAAAGCTACAATTTATTTTTGCTTTATTTCTCAATTCCCTCCCCTGGTATCCATTCAATGATTTTGGGCGCCAACTATTTTAATATGCAGGCGCTGATTTTCGGTAAATGAGAAGGTGACGCCTGTGCTTTTTTGGGTAAGCTGGTAGCTTCTCCGCATTTTTAACAGACTATATTTGTTGGTATATATATTCCCGGACCTGTCCAACTGACCCATATATTTTAAAAAGTCGTTTTTTTCTTTTTCGTTAAAGTCAATTGAACCGTACCATCCTTTAGTGCGAAATTCTAAAAGCCACGGGTTGCATTCAATAGGTCCGTGATTTTCAGTATGTAGCCAACACCCACCGGTAAGTTGAAATTCACTTTTTGGCAAAGGCTTACAACTGATAAACAGAATTAATATTAAAATGTATTTCATGGTTTTGTTTTTAGTTTCTGGTATCCATTGCTCCCTATCCTTCGTACAAATAGCGGGTGAAATCAGTAAGGCTGAAATTTTCCCTGTCAAATTCAGAGCTACCTTCTGCTCTTATTGACACCCACCAATTGCCGCAATCTTCATGATAAATACCTTTATAAACTTCGCCGTCTGACATTTCAAAGATCATGGGAGTATCGGCTGGCGGCGTTAATTCTCCGTGTACAATGTCAACCCACTGCATTCCCTTTACAGATGAGGCGGCAAACTCTGCGCCTGCTATAAATGCTTGATAGTGGTAAATATCAATGGTTTTGCCATCATCGAATAGTTTGTCACTATATTTTCCAGCAGCAATTTTTACTTCTATTTCTTGTTCTTTTGTCATAGCTGTAGTTATGGTTTATGAGTTTCAAAATAAAAAATGCCTGAGAATGGAATATCTTTTGTTATGCCGTATTTATCCGCTATAGCCTGCATATACGCTTTTCTTTTTTCTGTTTGCGGTCTGATTGATTTGATTGGCAAGCGGCCATATCTTTTGTGGAATCCTTTCATGTAATTTCTGAATCCAGTATGATTACCGACACTTTCTACACAAAGAGACCTTTTATAGTGATTACATTCGCTGCACGCGGGCATAAGGTTTTCAATATTGTTTACAGCTTTAGGATTATTTACATCAAAATAAAACCAATAATTTCTACTGATAGCATGGTCTACCTGCCACTTGTCATTAAGCTCACATCCGCAATAAGCACATCTGCCACCATATTTATTAAAAACTGTTACCCTGTCGCCTTTCTTCATGGGTCATTTGGGTTTATAAATATTTGTATACCAATAATCAAAAAGTTCGTTTGTTAACATTTGCTTTTTACTTGTGTCGTCATTTACCCACACGTCAGGAGCAACCGAGCCGCCAAATGTCACCCAGCCTTCATCGGAAGTCCACTTAGCAAACGACACCGCTATTCCCTTCGCTTCTTCACGGCCTTTTATGTAGGCGGCGCGTAGATTAGCTCCAATTGTAAAATTGCCGGGCGGTTGGTAGCCTATTGGGTATAACTGTTCTGCCCTTTCTTTTGCTGAAGGGGTGGGTATGGGAGGCATATCAACAGGTTCGCTTTTATGCCAACGGCAACCTTCTCCACCTACACAATACCACGGGCTTTTCCCGCAAGTGCATTTTGCTGCTAATGTCATTGTAAAAGTTTTACAACGTGATTAAATTGTTTTTCGTATTCTTTTTTAGTGCATATTTCAACATAGTTCATGGACAGATAATTTGAAAGGAGCGTCATTTTATTAACCACATATACACCGATTGTATTTGCTCTACCGCGTTTCAATTCGTTGCCAGGATTGACGCAAACCTGAATAACTGTATCATGGTTGTAATTAAACCTGAAATACCTTTCTCCTTTGTATTGAATACGGTCGCTACAGATTTTGTAATAAATATCCCCAACAGTTGAAAGTCGCCTATTCATGGCATTTGATATTTTTCAGGGTTTTTAAAATAATCTGGCTGGCATTCCGGGTATTGGTCGCATGGGTGAGGACATTCACCGTCACAGGTTCTTAATACAATCGTGTATGGTTGATACGGGCTACATCTTGCCTGTTGATCGGGGGATAAGAAGCCGTAATCATGCGCACTTATTAAAGCCCCCGTTTCTGTTATGTAGGTCGCTGGCCCTGTTTGTTCTTCACTATACATGGTAACTGGTAGTTTTAAGGTTTTTGTTTGGGTAAAGTTGTGTTGTACCAAAGGATTGCTTCGGCAAGTTGTTCAGCGGCTTTGGCAGGGGTTTCTTCGGAAAGAATAAGAATTTCAATACCTTCTTTAAATCCGTCATAGAAATACCCATTATCCCCTTCTGGTCGGCATTTCAAAAATTTCATCCATGCCAGTCCCAACTGGAATGGTATTGAAGCTTTGACATGTGCACCCAGTTGAAGCCTTTTCTCTCCCAGCTTTCTTTTTTCCAGTCTGATTTATCCGGCTTCATCAAATCGTCGAAATTGGCAATAATTTTATTTTGTTCTTCTATAGTCATTTCTTTACTTTTTTAAATCGTCCATTTGTATAATGATGTTTTCGGGCAGATGCATAACTAAACGCGTAGTCAGACCTGCATCCACTGCCATCAGAGTATATTTTGCCAAAAGACCATATTTCTTTACCATTTTGTATTCTATTGAATTCAATCCAATATTTTGTCGACCCGTCCATATATATCCACTCGTCCCCTACTGAATGAGTTCGTGATTTTGAGATAGGTTCTCTTTGGTGGTTGGAACAATTGCTCATGGGTTAAGTTTTACTAAAAGGTTTTCTCTAATCATTTCTGATTCATCAATTTTCGATAAAGGAGCGAAATTTGATTTATACCAACACAAATCAGGATATTCAGCAAGCTCATACCATCCCCCGATTTCTGGGCCTTCGTCAGTTACTGTAACAATATCTCCAATTTGGATTTGAGCAACAGCTTTTTTTGCTAATTCAGAATGCCCATACCCCTTTTTTGCAATACACATTACTTTCATGTTTATACGTTTTTACTGGTTAATGCTTGTTCAGCAATATTAAGCACCTAGTCGCTGTCTATGGTTTGACATACTTTCACCAGCACCTTCCTGTATTTTTCGTTCTCCCCGGTTAGTCTGGTTATTTCACTACTGAAATGATCTATGATGGTCAAGTCGTTCTGCACTTCCGCTTTTAGTTTTTCGTTCTGTTCCCGGAGGGTGGTTAGTTCTTGCAGGAGGGATGCAAAATCCTCTCCCGGCTTAACTTCTTTCTTTTTGCTGCCATCTATTTCATAAATGGTGTCGTCGCCTTCATCTTCACCAACGTCTTTCCAGCAATCTTTACAATAATGCCTTTCGCCATCACAAAGCCAATCTTCATCATTATTTATTTCGTTGTTTAAATCCATTGGCGTGGGGAATCCTGCACTTCCCGATTGTTCGTCAAACCAGTAAACGCCACAATTATCACAGGCGCAGAAAAAAGAAATGTCTTGCTTTATCATAGTTGTTTAGTTTGAGAAGGTGGAAATTTAGGATGATAGTTAAGCCCCGATGCTTCTAAGGCTCTCCATAAAGCAGATACTGCCATTTTTACTTCGTGTGGTGCATTGCCGCCTGACATTGAAATCCGGCAATCAATCCGGACGGGAAGCGCACCGGGCCTTTTATCATATTCCATTAGGTCAATATAATAATCCCCATTGCCGCCGTGTTCCATCCAAAAATGAACATTGCGTATATCTTCATCATCTGTTTTGATTGCCATATCTCTTTTATTTATTGGTTTGGGGGATCGGTTAAGAAAATTGCTCCATCAATTCTTTGTTAAGTGTAAATGTGCCGGTAATGATATAACTATCTGGGTCAATTCTAATATCGCTGGCACAGGTATAAACCTTTCCATCCTTCATCCAGATTATGATACCATGATACATTCCGGCGGTTATGCGTTCAATTTCTTCGGTATTTAAAACTTTTATCTTTTTCATATCTATTTTACTTTACTTGGGTGAGGGGGTAATGTTAAAGATTTTCGGTTAAATAGTTAAATATAAATTCATCCATTTGTGCGGCATCTACTGTTTTTAATTCGAGATTAAATTCAATATTAATTTTGTTAACAATATTTGTAGACACTTCTTTTAACTCATCTTTTGAATGAGCGTGTAATAACCCCGATTCACATCCCAATAAGAACATATTTTTTGGGTTTTTCTGATGTTTTTCTATTGAAGGAATGTAGGTATCAAATATTTTTTTTGCCGTTTCACGAAAGTTATTTTTCATCTTTTATTTTTTAATTGTTAATGGATTAACGGGTAACGGCATCCAATGCGTAGGTTCAATATAGCCCAAGTCCCCCCACAGAACACCATCTTCCCACCAATGCTGATCTTTTGAAACCCAACAATAACCTGCGCCCTCATCTTCTCCCACATATTCCCATGCAGCCACAGGAAAAGAATCGTAATCAGGATGTCCGATTACTATATGCGTTCCATCCTTCGGCGCTGTTGAAATATCCTGCCATCCCTGCTGTTGCGGTAGATTCAGTGAAGTAAGGTATTGCTGCTTATTGGGGTATTGATATACACCGTTTCTGGTGCCGTAAGGATATTTGTCTTGTTCTTCTATGTGATTTATTGCGCTATCCCAACTTTTCTCCGCTATCTCCCGCCCAAATTGGAGGGCGTAGGCTTTTGCGAAATCAATAAGGCTTTCTTTGTGGAAAATATATTCCCCATCTGTATTATCAATGCAGTGTTTGTCTGCAATTTTTAAAACATACTCAGCTAAATGTTCTTGTAGCCAATATTTAGCTATTATTTTAACGGAATCATCTTCTTCCTCTTCAACTGGGTTTCCGGCTACTTGGAGGGCGTACTTCGCACATTCCGAAAAAACTAATTCCCAGGTTTCTTTTGAAACTTCAGGTGTATCACAACCTAATAAGGCATGGCTGATGATTGCGCGGAACTCGTCTTTTATTTCTTCTGTTTGCATATTTATAAATGGTTTTTTCTATCTATTAATAACATTATCCCGCTGGCAACTGAGTACATGATGGTAGTTACGCCTAATGACCAAATGATTAAATTTTCGGACGGCTTCAAGTCCCCAAATGTGTAAAGAGCGTAGACACTCCATCCTGTTAATAATACAAAAGCTATGTATTTCATGTGCTTGATTTTATGCTATTTAGATAAGTTTCCTTATCCGGAGTAGTTAGGGATTGTATATAGTGTTTTCTGCTTGCGTCCCATGCTTCACCGGCTGCTTGGAGGGCGCGGATTTCACCCCATTCGCTCATTGCTGCGAGGATTTCCTTTTCATGTCGAATTGGTAAAAACGGCCTTAATTCGTGCAAGTGCTTTTTTAGTATGTCGTCTTCTGTTTGCATGGTTTATTTAATTAAAATGATTCGTGTTTCCCCTCTCCCTTAGTTTGTAGCGTTTTGAAATTCTACAAAAGTATCGGGCCGCCAATGGCCGGTAATATGATTAATTTGGAATGATGATATTTTTGGTTTTATATAAATGTCAGGGCGCGCATGAGAATAATAACCTGAATTATATATAACGTCAGATATATAAGCCTTTTCTCCTTTTTTATACATGATATAGCCGGTAACAGAAATTATATCTGAATTGAAGGTTACTTCCCTTTCAATAAATTCAAAAAAATCTTCTTTTTCTTCACTAGCTTTTAGTAGTAATATCATTTTTTTTAATTTTCAATAACTGTTACTAAATATGTAAATTGCCACCAGCGCCTGCCGCTTATCTTTCCGTTTAAATTATGTTCACCAGTCCAAATACTGCCCTTGTAAAGACCTGTATTAGTCTCAACAACGCCCTCAACTTTACACAGGTATTTTCTTTTCCCCTTTTCAAAATATCCAACATACCCCGCCTGATAAATGCAAACACCCGGCTTATTACTTGCTGCCAAATAGCGCCTCATCCTTTGCATCCGCTTGCTTTGACTGTAAAATCTGTCGCCCGGCTTTAATAACTTACTGGCCATAAATTTTTCTTTTTAACTCATCCCTCTCCCTGCGCTCCCGCAGTTCATTTACTTTTCTAACCGTCTCCGGGTCGTAATTTCTGTTCACCCTTAATACCTCTATAAAGTCTTTTATCTCAGCTTCTTTATTTATGGCAAGGAGATCGTTGAGGAGGAGTTGTTTTTCGTAGGTGGTCATGGTTTTTCGGTTCTTTCAAATTCGATCCGCCAGGTCCATGGATTACTATTCCAGCTTTCAATACCATTAATTTCGCACCACAGCTCAAACCAATGAGCACGCAACAACGCCGATTTTAACTGATCTTCAGATAGTCTTTGCCAGCCATCAGGCATAAATGAAAGTGCTGAATTTTCTTGCAGTTTAAATATCGGAGCTGCCATATTATTTTCTTTCGGAGAAACTCCATACCGAACACCCTCGCTCAAAATATCTTCGGTACTTATATCCTGCAGCCGTTCTACCCGGATTGATTTTATTTTTAGCCAAATGCGGCAGGCTGCGTAGGGCATGTGAATGGATGGTTTAAATTTATCATGGCCCTTTATTGGATTGTGTATATCAGCTTTGTATGAATATTGGCTACCTGTTAGCTGACCAGTGCCGCTGCAAATACGTATTACTGGTTGAAAACTCTCACGAATCCAAAGGATATCTCCAACACGCCCATAACGACATTTAAATTCCATACTCTGACCATCTATTGTAGACCCATTCCAGCCCTTTAAAGTGCTTTGTAATGATCGGGGGGCATCTGTATCATTCCAAAGCCCATCATCATCTGGCTGTGGTTTTATAATCCGCCTGGTCATTTTCTTGCGCCCTTCAAGAATTGCTTGCACCATCGGGCTCGAAAAAAGGATCGGTATCAATTTCATAATGCTTTAAGTTTTGTGAATTATAATGCCGTGAACCTTTTTCATCAGTTTTTCCTTTTTTTTGAAAATCTTGGTTTCATGGCCTTTTACATCTTCCACCATTTGCTTACCTGTTTCCATGTCGATATAAGTAAAATCAGCCTTGTAAATAAGCGAATGCGTTCCACCGTTGTTTAGCTCAAACTCTGTCTGCCGTGCCAAAAAACCTATCTTTCCGGCCTTCAGGAGGAGTTTTAGCTCCTTATATCTTTTTAATTCTCTTTTACTATCAAATGGCCGCCCTTCATCGTCTACCACTTTCTCATTTCCGTACTTGCTTTTTTTATCTTCCTGGCGAGCAGGTTCACTAAAAAGATGCGGATTTAAACGGGCGCAGGCGCTATTCCGCAGATCGTCTATTTTTATGGGCGCTTTCATTGTGCTATTGCTTTTTCGATGGCCATTACATCCCGTTTTACTATCACATCTTCCCGTATAAACTGCGTTATCGTGCTGACCGCATAACTTACCCCCGACCTTTCCCGGTCAAATATTTCAGCAATCTTTTTCTGCGTTAACCGGGTGTTCATTGTTAGCATATACATACACAGTTGCCGGGCATAAGCGATGTCTTTTTCTCCTCTTGTTTTGATATTCAATTGCTCAAACGATATATTCAAATGTTTGCACACCGCTTGTGTTACTTGTGTTACCTGTGTTTCCGTGTAGTTCAGTTGTTGTAGTGTCATGGTTAAAATGGTTGATCGTCGTTTGAAAATAATTCCGGTTCTGGCGGCAGTTGTTTCCAATTGCCGGCAGGCAGTTCGTTTTTCTTTACCGGTTCAGATGTTTGTTGTAGAATGTATTGTCGGGTAAGCGTGTCAAAATTGTACGTGCTGAAACCTGTTTTACCCAGCCAGCTTTGTTTTACCTTCTGCACATAAACATCTACCACATTGGTTGAATAATCCCGGTATACCGTAATGCCGTTGTGCGCCTTGTTGAAAAAATGGGCTGAACCTGAAATTGAATAAAGCGTCGGCACCTCATACTTTCCGCTCTTATCCTTGTACATTTTTGTTGTATGGGCCAGTAAGAATACATGCACCTGGCAGCGTTTGGCGAATTTTATGATTTTTGAAAGGGTTAGGCTCACATACTCCGTTTCGGAAAGGAAACCGGACCTGCTATGGTCTATCCAGTTCCATGGATTCAAATAAAATCCCTTAATGCCTTTTTTTCGTACCAGCTCCTCACCTTTTGCAATCAAACTTTCTACGTCCGTTTCAATATCATCCGGGTTGATGAAGAAAAAATATTTATCAATCAGGTCTACCGATGATTCGTATTCTTCACGTGAAATTCTTTTGGTTTTATCTGTGCGCACATCAAAACATTTTCCGGTTAATTTTTCTGCAATCTTTGTAACCGTTTCTTCCGGCGTTTCTTCAAACCCACAAATACCCCAGGTCCAGCCCTGATTTTTACTGAGTGACGCCATGATAAAATTTAAGAACTCATCCTTACCATGCCCAGGAATACCGGTAACAATAGTGAGCTGGCCAGGCACGAAAGTCAGCATGTGATCAAAACCGTCTATCCCGGCGGCTGCCCCTTTCGGATACCCTTTTAAATACCAATCGGTAACCGTGGTATACATTTCAGCCATGGACTTAATACCTTCAATGGGTAGTTCCGCTGCGTTGTTTATCGCGGTCTTTACGTGTACCGCTCCGTATTTAACCAGCACTTCGTTTAAGTCTTTACAGCCTTCAGGATATTCAACGGTAAAGCATTTATCCTTACCCAGGCGCCTGATTAATTCCGCGCGAAGCGATTCGCCGGCCTCATCACCATCAACCGCTAAAACGATTCTTTCCTTGCTCTCAAAATACTTCCAGCAGTTATCCAGGTATTCCAATTTTTGGCTCCCCCTGCTGGCGCCGTTTGGCACAGAAACTACATTGAAAATCCCAGCTTCGTGAACAGACAGGCAATCAATTTCCCCTTCCACTATCACACATTCTTTTTCGTCCTTGATGGCATCCAGATTGTAAAAAATCAACTCTGCATCCTTAGCCATTTTGAAGCTCTTTTTCGGGCCCCTGAATTTGATGTTGATCAGTTCGCCATCCCGTAGGTAGTTAAAGCAAATGGTGGTCACTTCACGTTCATATTGGGGCATCCATTCCTTTGCCTCGGTAATCCCAAATCTTAGCAGCGTGTTGTTGCTGATTTTCCTTTCATTCTCAAACCAATCAATCGTTTTGGCGCTCATCTTTTCCAGCCTGGCCGGTGGCTTTACAAATTCTTTTTTTGGAATGTAATCAACCGCCGTGCCTCTGAAGTCGCAATTATGGCAATTAAACAATCCTTCCTTCAAATCAACTGATAAGCAGGGGTCTTTTTTATGCTTCCTGCCTGCGCTGCATTTTGGGCAGGTGGTTTTTCCACCCCTGACTTTTGACACATCGATGCCGTGCTTTTCCCAATTGAAATTCATCTTGCTTTCTCCATTTTTCTGATTATCAATTCCTGTTCAGTTAAGCCGCCATCCGATTCGTTATTATTTTTTTTCCATGCGCTGACATATCCTGAAACCATTGGGACAAAATTCACAATCGGACTGTTGTTCCTGTACCATCCTGTTGCCTGGTTGGATTCATAGAATTTTTTTGCCATTTCTTCAGTACCACCATGCTGAATGAAAACTCTGTGAACATCTTCAAACTTTGGAATTTTAGGTTGCCTGAATAGATTTGAACCTTTCAAATTTTCGTGTGCGTGTATACTCTCTTCCGTAGATGAAGAAGAAGACTGCAAATGCAATGTTCGTGTTTGGTTGGAACCATTTGGCAACCGGCCGGTTGGGGTTTGGTTCGAACCATTTGCGAAGGTTGGTTCAAGGTTGGTTCCCTTTTGGTTCCTCCTTGCTTCGCCAGATTTGTAACCGGCCTCGGCAGATTTTTCTTTCCAATCCTTTTGCTTTTTTCTCTCTACCTCCTGCCTTTCATTAATAAGCCTGGTAGGATCATTAGGATGTGGAATAAATAAATGAACAATAGCGAGGGCAATTTTTTTAGTGCATTTTTTCCCAATAACAACGGCAAGTTTTTCAGGGTCGGCAGGGATAGAACCCTGCAACCAACAGGAATCCAGCGCCCTCCTAAACGCTCCTTCTTCGATTAATGATAGTAGCGCAACCCTTTCGCTTGTCATAATATCTTTAGGGTACCATTGGTATGCGGGGCTTTTCATTGGTTTAGCTGTTAATATATTGGCGAATATTTTTTAGTAATTGTTCCCTGAATTTTATGTGGGTAGATAACATGGTCGACAGGGCAAGCAGGTCGTTTGCCAGAAACCCATTTGACAGCAATGATTTGAGTAAATATTGCTCATGTTTAAACCGGACGGTTTCAACCTCATGGCAATCTCTGCAAATAGTTATCAGCATGTTGTCCGGGTATTCCCATGGCTCTTTTCCCGTCCAATATTCTATGTGATGAATTTCAAGCTGTAAAACCTTATTACTACAGCATTGGCAGGTCCAGTTATCCCGGTTAAAAACCTCCAGGCGTCTGCGTTGCCACCTGGGATCGGTTAGTTTTTCGCTGTATGATATTTTATTCTTCATGATTTTTCAAATCTGATTTATATAATCCACAATTGTTATCCGCTCAATTTTCGCGATCTCCATCTCCTCTTTCATCCCTGCGCTTATATGCGTTCCGGTTAGCCATAATTCATCAATTGCCATGTTTGCAAGGATGTACTTCGCGTTGTTCATTCCCCTTATCCTTTGCCACGGTATTGCGTCGTCAAGGCTCACTACGTCCGAATAATAGGGGCAGAAGGGTATCACGTTTTCATAGTCCAGGTTTATCTTCTTTATTATCCTTCGCAGGTCTTTTAAGTTGGCTTTTACGTCGCCGCCGATGGCGTGGCTCACAAATACGATCTTCATGCCACCAGATTTGCAGCCTCTACTTTTTGAGGCTTTGTTTTATAATCTTTCAGGGCATTGTATACATGGCCGGGGTTGGTTCCAAGTGCGTCGGCTATCTGCTTATTCGTTAATCCGGCCTGCGACAGTTTGTAAATTTTGATATGCTTTTTGCAGGTCAATGCTTTTACTTCGTCAATTGTCATAATGGTTAGTTTTTTATTTGAATAATTGGGTTTGCGCTGTCATTGTTTTAAATCTCTTCAACGCAGCTAAATAATACGATTCATCAATTTCACAGCCAACGAAATCAAAGCCCATAGAATGCGCCGCTATTGCGCTGCTGCCACTTCCTAGGTGGGTGTCCAGAATGCGGTCGCCGGGTTGGGCTAGGCGCGTCATAAGCCACTTATATAGCCTTGCCGGTTTTTGGGTTGGATGTATTTTTGTTTCATTAAAAGCGCCACCGCTTACGCCAAGTGTTAATAATCCTGCCGGTTTATCAAATGATGTCCACGCAAACTCTGCCTGTGAAAAATTTTCCCATGGTTGAACCTTATTCCAAATCATAAAACATCTTGAAGGAGGAAGGGGAAAATAATTACCTCCCCAAATAATTTGATTTTTACTTACACGCATTAATTCATTAAAGTATTCTTGCGGAGGTGCTGCGCAATCCCAATCAATTGAACTCGTATTTAATATTCTATCTTTTAATTGTCCACCACCAGAATTCAACCGTCCTTTTTTCAATGCGACCGCAGTGGAAATTCTACCACCTCTGCTTTTGGCGCCATGACCCATTTGCATATTAGGAGCGTTTATTCCATAGGGCGGATCAACAATAGCCAAATCAAAAGCCTTATCAGGTAAACCGGCCATAAATTCCATGCAGTCGATATGAAGTAATTCCACGCTCATAGCAATCCATTTACTTTTTCCTCTGCCTGTTCAGCGTCGGGTTTTAACTTATCAATGTTTTCCAGAAATCTGATGGAGGCCGCTGCCGCCTGCACCGCTTGCTTTCGCATGGTATTTAAAATGTTCTCCTGCAGTGCTATTGAGCCCGGCCTGCTATACTTCCAGTTAAGGCATGTATCCATCAGTCCACCTGCTTCGCTGGTTACTATACCCGCCATTGCTGCAGCATGGTCAGGAAATTGCGGCATTTCTTTTTTCGAGGAGCGTAGCTCGAGCTCGACAGCGGCCCAAATTTCTTTTCGTAGCATTATTTCGCCGCTGTTTTATTTGGGTTCCTCTTGTTTACTTTCCGGGCTTCCAGTTCTGCGGGGGTGTATTCCTTTTCCACAACGGGTTCTTTTGCTTTCTTTCCTTTTTTAATCGGAACTACTTTTCCCTGGTCGCGCAAGTCTGCGGTGTGGTTTACTTCAGCGGTATATTCCTGCGCCGTCCATTCTTGCTTGGTGAGAAGGTTGCCATTAGCATCCGGTTCAGCAATTTGGGCGTGAGTAACAATGCCTTCTTTTTCATCGAAGTCCATTTTTGTTTGAAGAGTCTTTCCTTCCAGCCGGTATTTGTTGGTTTCGGATACAATCTTTTGCAGCTTGGCTTCCAGATCATTAATAATCGGGTAACCATTGGCCTCGTCCTGTTTGAATTTCACCAATACGTTTAAAGTAATGGTGCGGCCGAGGTCTGTTTCCCGGTAGCCTTTTAAAGTAACGCCATCTTGTTTATTATTCAGGGCGTAGCCGGTAACCTCGAAGGGTGCGAGCGCAACGGCTGAAAGATCGCCGCCGATAGGAATGTAATTAGTGAGTAATGCCAGATGGCTTTTAATTGCCTGCACGGCGTTGTAGAGATCGGGATGGCAGGCATCCTTACATAAAATGCTGTTTTCTGAATTGATAAGACCGGTAGAGCCGAGTTTTACCTCAACTTTTTCACCTTTCTTTATCAACTTAACGCTTAAGATTTGGTCGCTCATTGATTTGTTTTTAATGATTAAAAATTATTCTCAGTGAGGGCTACGGATTAAAAGTTCTCTTTTGTGGGATGGGTAAAAACGGGTCTGGTTATTTGGCGGCTAATTCTTTTTCTTCATCAGCGCATTTTTTCATGTCTTCAAGTGCCGTTTTGTTGTCCTCAAAAAATCTTACGGGGCTGACTTTTATATTCGGATTTGACGCATCATATATTTGAAGAGCAGCAAAAAGTGTATTGGTCTGCTTTTCCAATTTTCTACCCGCTTCACCTGCAAGAAATACAACCCAGCCTGCGCGACAGTGCGTAGTATCGCAGGTATGCCATGTATCCATTACCAACGCTTTTGGTGCGCTTGCTGCTTCGTACACTTTTTGGTGAATGTTTTCAATAACAGGATAATTGCCCATTACATTTTCCGGGAGGTCAACACCTGATGGCACTATATTTTCTTTGTAATAAAGGTTAGCTATATGGGAACAGCCGGAACAGTCGGAACAGTCGGAACAGTCGGAACAGCGGGAACAGTCGGAACAGCGGGAACAGTCGGAACAGCGGGAACAGCGGGAACAGTCGGAACAGCGGGAACAGCCGGAACAGCCGGAACAGCGGGAACAGTCGGAACAGCCGGAACAGCCGGAACAGTCGGAACAGCGGGAACAGTCGGAACAGCGGGAACAGTCGGAACAGCCGGAACAGTCGGAACAGCCGGAACAGTTCCAACACCCCTTATTTGTTTCATTCTCTTTTTCATATCCCAGCGTTTCATCGGCAAAATCCTGGCTCACACCGTTCAATTCTTTATCTGCCCTTTGCAGAAAATCGCGGTAGTCTTTAAAAATTTGCGTCTTGCTCATTATGGTTAATTTAAAATGGTTTTTAATTTGATAGCCTGGAAACCGAATGGCAGTTATCCTTAGCCCATTGCGGATTGTCGGAGCAATACGTATTACATGCATTGCAGGCGGGTTTTAAATGCTTTTTATCAAGCAGGTTTTTGCCAACTCTTCCTTTTGCGTGGTCTAATCCTTGCGCTAGTCCAGTACAGACCGGGCTTTTAATAGCGCATTTTGTTTTTCCTTTTTCAATTAATTCCTTGCTAATGCGCTTGTATTCCTTGTCCTGCTCGATTCGTTTCTTAGATTTCTTAGGGATAGGTTTTTGTTGCTTCTTTTGTTCCGGTGGTTTCTGGCCAAGCATGATGGCGCGACGGTTGATTAGATATTGGCTTTCCATTATGAATTGATTAATGAACGAACAATATTTTTTGTGTTGGTGCTGAAGGACTGGTTTAACATCCATTGACCGAAACCGGGGTTCAGGCGAACGCTTTTGCCTTTGTCTTTACCGAAGTTGTAAACAGCCTCGCCCTTTTCATTCAGGACAATCTTGCCCGCCAAATCAAGGGCGCCGGGGATAACACAGAAAGCTGCGTATTTATCAGGGCTGTTTAAATCCTCATACCTTTCAGCCTGCGCACGTAGCACCTGTATAGACGCTTTTACATCAGCCAGGGCATCATGCGCATCCTCATGCGATTCATTGCAATAAAACCGCATAGCGCCAGACAAGTCGCGTTTTTCCTTTTCCCTGAATACATGGCAGGCATCGAAGTATTGAGCATCTTTAGCGGGCCAATCAATCCCGCAGCGGGCAAATTCTTCACTCAATAGGGGTACATCAAAATGGATGATATTATAACCGCCGTAATCGCAACCAGAAATAAATTCAAATAACCCCTTGGCGTATTGTGCGAACTTTGGTTTATCCTTCACCGCTTCATCTGTAATGCCGTGTACATCGCTGGCTTCTTTTGGAATAGGTTTTCCCGGATTGATAAGGACGTTTTTTGTAGCGTCGTATACCAAAGTGTTTTCAATTGTTTTGATAGCAGCAAATTGAACGATGCGATCATTTACTATATCGGTGCCCGTGGTTTCCAGATCGAAAAATATTATTGGTTTCATTTGGCAATAATTGTAGCGTTAAGTTCACTATCGTATTGAGCAAGAACAACGGAAGGAATATCGATTAGCAGCCTGCCAGCTTCCAGTACCCGCGCCGTTAAAAAGTCCTTATCCTCCTGCGGTACTTCAAACCGGATTTTATTGATGTTCTGGTAATAACCGCCATCCTTAATAAATGGCAGGTCACCATCATTGGCCATTGCGATCCAGTAATGCTTGCTCATGTCTGCACCTTCCACGCTGCGCGCCATCTGTTGTATTTCTTCCAGCTCTGATTGATAAGGCATATACGGAATTAGTTCAGCGTATTGTGCATTATCGATAATAGCATTGGAGACCAATTGCCAGTAAAATTTCTCCCCGTCTTTGTGATTGTTACGGATGTAAGTAATGGCGTTCAAGCCTTCCAGACCTTTATATATTGGATCAACCAACTGGCAGAAAGATTTCAATGTAAGGGGTGCCTTTATATCTATGACTGTTTTACCAGCGTCGAACTTGACCCCATCCTTTGAACCGGCCCAGTAAGGTATGGTTGGGTGTTGTACCGTATCGTTTGACGTGAGCACGTATTCAAGCCCCAGGTTGTCAAATACGCGGGCCTCGAGCAATTTTCCCCATACCATCGGCCTGGCGTTTATTTCGTCTGTAATTAACCGGCCGAGCCTGCGTTCATAGTTGGTTTCATCTATGTAAGTGTAAAAAGGTTTGCCGGGTTGCTTGCCTGATCTGTCTGAGGTGGTGAGGGCGACAATTTCGGAGCTGGTAAAATTGCCCACCCGTAATTTATTGTTTATCATTTCGCTTGCAGATTTTTAAGGAGTTTGGAATAGCTGGCCCTTTCTTCATTGTTGATAATCCTTTCTATGTGAACCACATCATCTGCGGTGAATAGATCACGCTTTTCCTCAAACAATTCTTTCAATTCCTTAACATCAATTTCAGGCGCCATCTGCACGTCAATAACTTCCTCAACGGTTTGCATGCCCATTAAAATATCCGGGGCATAAAGGCGCCCAAAGAATGCTGCAGCGCGATACATAAACATCAGCTCGCTCATTGTCCGCCACTTACTGCCACTTTTAGTAAGCCAACCTTCGGCCTTTACCATTTCCCATGTTACTTTCGGACCTTCCAGTTTATCTCCTGTTGCCAGGTCAAAAGCCCACGCCGTGCATCCATATTGATCATCCTTACCGTCTTTGATAAACCTGATAGGGGAAAATCTTTTACAATTATTCAAAGCGGCAATAATAAATGCGCTTGACCATGATGGCTTGCCCTGAATGATATTTAGATTTTGCATAACCATGATAGGACTTGCACCTATTCTATTTGCCATTTCCAGTGCAATCATGGTATTCTGAATACTTCCCTGATAATCCTTTGGAATGAGCGAAGAAGAAGAAAGCATTTTTGCAACCCGCTGTGCATGTTCAAAGCCTTTCATTGAGAACGAGCCGGTATCGGGTGTGTTTTGTAAAAGTTCGTTCGCAGGTTCTTTGGTTACCGTAAGTGAATTTTCTTGTACATTTGACATCGTATGTTGTTTTTAAGGTTTTTAAATTTTAGCGCAGTTTCCTAGACTGCGCTTTTTTGTTTATCTAAACGGCTCATCGCCGGAATTCCCAGTGACCCGGCTATATTGTGGATATGGGCCGGGCCCCGTAGCTGACTGCTATATCATAAGAACTCGTGGGGTTTATACAGCCCAGCCTGTTTTAATCTTCGCAAAGGCATTCACCGCAAAAATCATTGCCAAGTGCAAAAACGTGAAATTCTTTTGTTTGCTTATTTTCAAAAATCCTGTACGAAAAACATATATCGGTTTCGTATATGCTTTGATTATCCTGCCACGCTGAATTAATTAATGCTTGCAATGAACGATGCTTAATAATTTTCATGTCTTAAGTTTTAAAAAGCCCCAGTGTAAATACACAGGGCGGGTAAGGCATATGATTCGTATCACATAAAAACTGTTTAAAAAGCGCAGGCAGGGACTTACACCCTACTTTCACGTTGTTTCGTCTGATAGATTTGAAGGGGGCGCTTTGATGTTATCTTGTGTCCCCGAGCTACTACGCTAATTATTATGCCTGCTTATGCGGGGAGAACTTCCATCTCAACCATACGGAGTTATGAGCACCGTTGCTTTTCCTTTCAGTTAAGCTACCCGCGTACAGGCACAATTATTTAAAAGAACTAACTTTTTAAAAAGGAGCCCGCCAACCACAGCGGACTCCAACCCATGAACCCATCAAACCTGCTGTGAAAGGTTTTTACCCATAACCAGGTTAAACCGGCGCTGCGCTATCTCATCCATCAAATCATTGTATAACTCATCAATATCATTGCCTCTTTCCCTTGTGTAAAATCTGCTTCTGAAGTCGTCGCATTCCTCATAAAAATCATATAATGCGGTAGGCGTGGGGCATTCGCGGATTTTAGCCAGAATATCTGCATATGTTTTGATGGCATTGGTCTTTTTAATTTTTGGCTGCCATGTAATAACAATCCAGCCGGCAGCTAAAACTATCAGGCCACATATGGCAGTAAGTAAAAGAGACGGTGTAACGGGGTTAATTTCGAGTAACATGGGGATTTTTTATTGGGTTATTTAATATTTTACCAGGGGGCTGACATTTCCAGTTCTTCGAGTTGCGCTTCGCAAGCCAGCCGTGAGCCAACGAACAAAATAGTATAGTTCAAATGCGAAAGTTCTGCGAACGTTGATGATAATTGGCTAACTATTGATAGCGTTGCTCTTGTAGGATTAAGTAAGATGGCGAACATTTTTTATTTTTTAGAGGGTACTTTGCAATTCACGTTTTACAAATACAGGAACCGCGTCAATTATTTCGCCTTTGGATTCGTGGATGGTTTTTAGCAGGTCGAGTGTTAAAGAGAATGCTTCAAATAAGGCTTGCTCGTCTTTAATTGTTGGCTGTCCGTCATCCCTCCATGCATACATATTATCGGCTCCATTTCTAACGTTATCCATGAAAATAGCTTCCAGTTCAATAATTTCATCGGCAGTATATAGGCCAGACGATTCCTCTGTGATAACTTTTAAGCCACTTAATAATTGGGATTTGCAATAGTTAATTTCTCCATACTTAGATCTTACTGTCCACCAGTTCATATTGCCGTTAAGAAGATTACCGACAAAATAAGCATAGGCGCTCATTGGGTTTACTTCGCCGTTTATATACGCCGCTGTCAGCTTATCAAATTGAGTTTTAAACGAAGGATGTACCAGCGGGTTAAATGTTATTTGATTCATGGTTTTATTTTTTAATAGTTAACAGCTTGTAATTCCTGCACCCCGCGGTAATGCGCCCATCCTGCCCGTAATAATTCGTCCTTACATTCTTCCACCGCATCTTCTGAAGTGGCTTGTAACAGCCCCAATACCTCTGTACCGTTGTATTTGATGCTGTCAATATCCACGGTAACCGATGTGTCGAAGATTGGGTTTTCGTCAACATGTGCATCCTCGTGTTTATAAGCTATCCCCGATACAACTACAGTAGTGTACTTGTCAATTGAATGGGTGATGGTGATGCGGTGTGATTGTTTCATGGTTGATGATTTTTTGGTTTTTGTCTTATTGACTCAGTGAAGATAGGTAACGTTAGCGAAACCACCAAACATTTAGGAAACTTTTTTTAATTTAGCCTTGTTTTTTTTATAGAAATCCCCTGAAACCCATATCTGGTGCGACCTTCCGAACCGGGAAATTTTTTTTACCCCCTCCATTTTATGGCCTAATTTAATGGCTTTCCGCACCGCGCCGCCATTACTGTTTAAGCCTCTCAGGGCTTCGTATTCTACTGCTGTAACTGCTATCATTGTAATTTATTTTGTACAATATTAATGATTTTTACGTTACCTTTGGGAAATATTTTATACTTTCACATTAAGCCATCTCTGGCGTTAACCAAAAAAATCATGATACATCTCGGATTATTCGCCGGAATTGGAGGTTTTGAACTTGCTGCCAAATGGATGGGTTGGAAAACTTTAGCGTGGTGTGAATGTAATGAGTTTGGGCAAAAAGTATTGCGGTATCATTTCCCGGAAGCCGAAGGATTTGGAGACATAACAAAAACAGACTTCAAAAAGTATGCAAACAGAATTGATGTTCTTACCGGAGGATTCCCCTGCCAACCCTACAGCACTGCCGGCAAACGACTTGGAACAGAAGATGACAGACACCTCTGGCCGGAAATGCTTAGAGCAATTCGCGAAGTTCAACCGTGCTACGTTGTGGGCGAAAACGTTCGCGGCCTTACTAATTGGAAGGGAGGGTTGGTATTCGACCAGGTGCAGGCTGATTTGGAAAATGAAGGTTACGAAGTGCTCCCGTTTTTACTTCCAGCTTGTGCCGTCAATGCGCCACATAGAAGGGACAGGATTTGGTTTGTTGCCCACGCCAGTGAAAATGGATCACATGGCTCCAAAAACAGATCGGGTAATACAAAAGGAAATTACAATAACCAGACCGGGGCGCACACAGTTGAGCAACTTGCGGGATGTAGTAGTCAGGCAGCCCGAAAGACTGTTACCAGCCCCACGGGCATCGGAGAACGATCAGGGGCCGAAAGCAAGGGCGGGAATGATAGAGGCTGGCAGTTCATGGCTGGGTCAGAATCGGGGCGCAACAATAACGACAATGGCGAAGGCCGGATTATTACCAACCCCAGCGGCCAGAGACTACCGTTCACCACACGCGGAGAACAGCGAAAAGTTTCAAGCCAGGCAACTGGAACCACGCGGAGTAAGCTTGGTGGAGCATTTACAGAGGTTGCAGGATGGGAAGGTTTCCCAACTCAATCCCCGCTTCGTGAACGAAATGATGGGTTTCCCACCGAACTGGTTGGAATTACCATTTCAAAACACAGAAACGAAAGTTTGAAAGGATACGGAAATGCAATCGTTCCGCAAATCGCTTTGATGATATTTAAATCAATTAAAGAGTATGAAAAATTGCAGAGTTTGTAGTACTGAGTTAACTAATGAAAATTGGATGCCCTCACTAAAAAAGAAAAATTGTATAATCTGTAGAGAGTGCAATAACACAAAAGGCCGCGAATGGCGTTCAAAAAATAGGTCAAAAGCAAATCAATACAGCCTGAACAGGTATTTCAAGAACCCTAAGAAATCACAAGAAATAACCCATAAATCAAGGATTAGGTTAAGAATTGATACAATAGTAGCGTATGGAGGGAAATGTTCCATATGTGGTATAAGTGATGTCGACGTATTGGATATAGATCATATTAGCAATAATAGAGCGGAGCACAGAAGACAGGGTTTTCATGGGTACAATCTATACAGACTTCTAAAAAAACAAAACTTTCCTATAGACAATTACCAAGTATTATGTAAAAACTGTAATTGGAAAAAGGAAATTTTAAGGCGTAAAAAAGAAAGAGTTGGCACTACAAATTTTTAAAGCAATTGAACAATACGAACTTATTCCCC